TTTTAATTATTGCTGAGGATGTTGAAGGTGAAGCTTTAGCTACTTTGGTGGTAAACAAAATCCGTGGTTCTTTAAAAATTGCAGCTGTTAAAGCTCCGGGTTTTGGTGACAGAAGAAAAGCTATGCTTGAGGATATCGCTATCTTAACTGGTGGAACTGTTATCAGCGAAGAGCGTGGTTATAAATTAGAAAACTGTGACCTTACTTACCTAGGTAGAGCTGAAAAAATCAGCATCGATAAAGACAATACTACCATAATCAATGGTGCTGGTAAAAAAGAAGATATCAGTGGTCGTGTTGCTCAAATCAAAGCGCAAATTGAAAGCTCAACCAGCGATTACGATAAAGAAAAATTACAAGAGCGTTTGGCTAAATTGGCCGGTGGTGTTGCCGTTCTATACATTGGTGCTGCTACTGAAGTGGAAATGAAAGAGAAAAAAGACCGTGTAGACGATGCATTGCATGCAACCCGTGCTGCTGTTGAAGAAGGTATTGTAGCAGGTGGCGGTGTAGCTTATATCAGAACTTTAAAATCATTAGAAACTTTAAAAGGAGATAATGAAGATGAAAATACCGGTATTGGAATTATACGTAGAAGCTTAGAAGAGCCATTACGTCAAATTGTAGCTAATGCTGGTGGCGAAGGTAGTGTAGTAGTTAATAAAGTACGTGAAGGTAAAGACGATTACGGATACAATGCTAGAACAGAAACATATGAAAATTTAATTTCTGCAGGTGTTATTGACCCTACAAAGGTAAGTAGAGTAGCTTTACAACATGCAGCTTCAGCAGCTAGTATGATACTTACGACAGAATGTGTAATTTCTATTGATAAAAAAGAAACAAAAGCATCTGAAGTTCAAAACCCTATGTACTAATAAGTTATGTTAAATAGATTTGTTGAGTTATTAGCAGAGATTCAGCAAGAAAAAGAAAGTCCCGTTTCACTAAATATTAACTCCAGGGTTATGTTAGTGGACGGGACTAATTTTTACTTGAGGTGTTTTATGGCCAACCCCGTAATGAATGATAATGGGGAGCATTTAGGAGGGTCGTTAGGATTCTTAAAGTCACTAGCTTCTTATGTTAAAACATTCAAACCTACAAGAATTATTATTACGTTTGATGGTAAAGGCGGTTCTAAAAAAAGAAAGGAATTATATCCTGAATATAAAGGCAATCGTTTAGCGCCTAAATCTTTTAACAGAGCAGAGATATTTGAAAACGCAGAAGATGAAAGTGCTTCAATGAAGCATCAATTTGTAAGATTAATACAATACTTACGTTGCTTACCAGTATCAGTAATCACTGCAGACCATATTGAAGCAGATGATATGGTAGCGTATTTAACTACAGATATTCTTAATACAAGAAGTAATAATGTAATGATAGTTTCAGACGATAAAGATTATCTACAACTTGTAAATGAGAAAGTTAATGTATATAGACCAGTAGAAAAGCGTTTATATAAATTAAAAGATGTTAAAATAAGATTTGGAGTGCCCGCAGAGAATTATCACCTCTATAAAGTGTTTATTGGAGACGATGGGGATAATATACCCGGAGTGCCTGGAATCGGCCCTAAGACCGTAGGAAAGATGCCTATTTTGCAAGAAAATAGGGTTGTTGGTTTAGAAGAATTTTTATCTTTTTGTGAAGACAAAAAAGATGATAAACTATACAAAAAAATTGTCGATAATAAAGATGTAATAACTCGTAATTATAAATTAATGCAGTTACATGATGTGGATATATCAGGTACTCATAAACTATTCTTAATTGATAAGTTTAACGAAGCAGTATCATTAATTAATAAAAACGAATTTATACAAATATTAGCTACGGATAAAGGATATAACTATATTAACGATCCTATTACATTTTTAAACATCTTTAATCAATTAAATATATTTGCGCTAGGAACAAATAATAATCCTTGATCTTTAGAAAAGTATATTATATATTAGAGATATGAGTCAAGATAGATTTACGCAGTACGGAAAGACCTTTCAATTAAAAATAATTGCGGCCCTTATAAAAGATAAAACATTTCTTCAACAAATATTCGATATTTTAATACCTGAATATTTTGATTCTGAAGCTAATATTTGGATTGTAGACATTATTATGAAATACTATCCAGAATATAAAACAGTACCTACATTAGAAGTATTTAAAGTAAAGGCATTAGAACTTACATCTGAACCTTTAAAAATGTCTATTGTAGAATCTTTAAAAGATATATTAAGATATGTTGAAGCAGAAGATTTAGATTTCGTTAAAACAGAATGCGTTAACTTTTGTAAAAACCAATGCATCAAAAAAGCCATTATCGAGTCTGTTGAATTATTACAATCAGGAGAATATGATAATATCAAAAAGAAAATTGATACTGCGATGAAAGCAGGGGCTAATCAAGATATTGGATTAGAGTATTTAAAAGATGTTAAGATTCGTTATGAAGAATCAGCTAGACTAACTTTACCTACACCTTGGACAGCATTTAATGAATTAGTTGATGGCGGTATTGGTAAAGGAGAACTTATTATATTTGTAGCGGGACCAGGTGCTGGTAAATCTACTTCGATGATTAATGTAGGAGCTCATTTATTAAGACAAGGAAAAACGGTAGTCCATTATACAATGGAATTATCAGAGCCTTATGTAGCTCAAAGATATGATTCGGTAGTTACTGGAATAGCGACTGCAAACTTAAAATATAACTTAGAAGAAGTTGAGCATGAATTATCAAAACTAAAAGGACAACTATATTTAAAGTTCTTTCCAACAAAAACAGCGTCTGTAACGACATTAAAAGCTCATTTAGATAAAATGATAATGCAAGGAGTAAAACCTGATATTGTTATTGTAGATTATGCAGATTTATTACGTTCAGCAAAAGCAAAAGAAAAGCTTCATGAAGAATTAGAAACAACATATGAAGATTTAAGAGGATTGGCCGGTGAATATCAAATACCAGTTGTTACAGCATCTCAAGCAAATAGATCTTCCGTAGAATCTGATATTATTACATCAGATCAAGTAGCTTCTTCATTTAGTAAGATTATGATTGGAGATGTTATTATTTCATTAGCAAGAAAAACAACAGATAAGATTGCAGGTACAGGAAGAGTGCATTTTATTAAGAATCGTTTCGGACCAGATGGATTAACATTACCAACTAAACTTAATATGTCAAATGGTAGAATTGATATGTATCAAGAATCATCTATTAAAGGCAGAGAAACAAAAACAGAAATGGATGAAGATTCAGTAACACGAAAATCTTTAGCTACAAAATATTCAGAACTTTTAGGAAATTCTTTGGGATAAAATGTGGCTTAAACAATATTTATTAATACCCAAATAAGGGCGGTTATGTTTAACATCAATTCACAACACATAAAATTTAATTAACGAACAACAATGGAAATTTCAAACAAGATACTCTCCGATATTACTGTATACAGTAAGTATGCAAAATATAAAAGTGAGTTAAGTCGCCGAGAAGATTGGTGGCAAATCGTAACAAGAAACAAAGAAATGCATATTAGAAAGTATCCGCATATGGAAGCTGAAATAGAAAATGCATATCAATTAGTTTATGACAGAAAAGTACTTCCTTCAATGAGAAGTTTACAATTCGGAGGTAAATCAATTGAGCTTTCTCCAAACAGAGTTTATAACTGCGCTTATCTTCCAATAGATGATTACAGAGCGTTTGGCGAAACAATGTTCTTATTATTAGGCGGCACGGGAGTCGGATATTCAGTTCAAAAACATCACGTAGAAAAATTACCGGAAATAAGAAAACCAAATCCTGTAAAACACAGAAGATTTTTAATTGGCGACTCTATTGAAGGATGGGCAGATGCAATTAAAGTATTAATGAAGTCTTATTTTGAAGGCGGTTCAAGTATTTTATTTGATTTCTCTGATATTAGACCAAAAGGTGCATTACTTGTAACTTCTGGTGGTAAAGCTCCAGGCCCTCAACCATTAAAAGAATGTATCGTTAAGATTCAAGGTATTTTAGATACTAAATCTGACGGAGAAAAGTTAACTCCTATAGAAACGCATGATATTGTATGCCATATTGCAGATGCAGTATTAGCAGGTGGAATTCGTAGAGCTGCTTTAATTTCATTATTTAGCGCAGATGATGATGATATGATTTCATCTAAAACAGGTAATTGGTGGGAACTAAATCCACAAAGAGGAAGAGCAAATAACTCAGCAGTATTATTACGTAATCGCGTTACTAAAGAATTCTTTATGTCAATATGGGACAAGATTAAAGCTTCTGGAGCAGGAGAACCTGGAATTTATTTAAACAATGATAAAGATTGGGGAACTAATCCGTGTTGCGAAATTGCATTACGTCCATTTCAGTTTTGTAATTTATGTGAAGTAAATGTAAGTAATATTGAATCACAAGAAGATTTAAATAATAGAGTTAAAGTCGCAGCATTTATAGGAACACTTCAAGCAGGGTATACAGATTTTCATTACTTAAGACCAATTTGGCAAAGAACGACAGAAAAAGAAGCTTTAATTGGAGTTGGTATTACAGGAGTAGGTTCTGGTAAAGCTCAACAATATGATATGAATAAAGCTGCTGAAATCGTTAAAGAAGAAAACGAAAGAGTAGCCAATCTTATT